AAAGTAAGACAATATTTACACTTCTTTCTTCCCATTTGACATACATTTGTTCGACACATGTAAACAAAATGTAAACCAAAAATAATTCACGAATAGACATTGACATAATTCAAAACATATTCTGATAGAGTTGACACTTTACGTCAAACACAAAAATTTTAATGAAAATTTCTTGCACAGGGCGATCTTTATGTTATACTAAAATTGCATAGACAAAATATGCAAACTAATTGAGAGGAGGGTATGAGTTAGATGAACATATTATCAAAAAATAAAGACAACAAAGATTTACCAGTTATGATCTTTAGAAATGTATTTGATTCAGGAATTAGTTATTCAACTACTATTTCACACAAAGATATGAACGGTGAATATGTAAACGCTTTTATTAATGTTAGATTCAAGAAGAACGTAGATGTTGAGAATCAACAAAAGATAATAATAAAAGACGCTTGGTTAGACTTTTATCAAAATAAAGATGGTAAAGATGTATTCTATATCTTTATTAATGACTTTGATAAAGTTAAATAATTGAAGTGGGGCAAGACCTCACTTTAATTATTAAATAATTTAATAAAACAAATGTTTTGGAGGTTGAAATGAGAACTTTTGTTGCTACGTACAGGGTAGGTTGTGAGTATAGTCTGGACAGGTTTTTCGATATACCAAATACAAAAGAAATCAAATACAAATTTGTTGAAGAACATGGAACGACAATATGCTATTTAACAATAATAGCAAATAATAGACTAGAACTGCGAATATTAAAGCGAAAAGCTTTAAAAGTATTAAAGGGTTTAGGTAAGGTTGAATTAATTGTAGGCGTTGGTTAATCATGTAGAAAGGGTTGTTTAAGATGGCTTTAAGATTAACTAAAAAAGATAAAGATAAAATAAAAAGAGTAAATCAAAGTATTAGAAGAAAAAACAAGCAAATGGAAAACTATGGACTTGTTGATTTTAACAAGCCAATTATTAAAGCTAGTGAGTTTACTTCACGTAAACAACTTAATGAATATTTGAGTGAAGCAAGAACTTACACCAGAGGTTATGGTTTTAAATATCGCATGAATCAATATGGCACTGTTGCAAAACTTAGTGAAATTGCTAAAGGTAGAAGACTTGCTGAGGCTGTAAGTAGAGATAGAGCTAAAAGATTTAGAAAAATTGCACCAGAAGAGTTTAAATCACGTGGTAAAGGAATAGGTAGTAGTATTATGCAACGTAAACTAATGGGAGATGATAGATATTCAATGTATGATCCTGTTAAGTTTAATTTTAAAAGTCTTAGAAATGTAGAACAATTTGAACAACGTATTAAAGGTTTATCTAGACAGTTAGAATCTGATTATATTGAGAATCGTAATACACAATTAAAGAATAATATCATAAAGGCTATGCAAGATAATTGGGGTAAAGATGGGAAGAAAGCAATTGACTATGTTAAAAGCCTTACACCAGATGAGGTATTACGTGAATTTATGAGTGAAGATATATTTGACTTTTCTTATGTCTATGATAAGAATAGCACTAAAAGACAAATTGAGATTTTTGAGTCTACTTATAATTTATGAGAATAGACTTAAATGAAGATATAAAAATGGCTAAAAATTATACGGCTGACTTTGAAACTACTACTAACAAAGATGACTTACGTATTTGGGCTTGGGGTGTTTGTAATTTAGATAACTTTGATGAGTTTATTTATGATAATAATATGGAATCATTTATTAATTGGTTAGAAAAGCACCCAAATTCAAATGTATATTTTCATAACTTACGTTTTGATGGTGAGTTTTTAATATCATGGCTTTTGAAAAATGGTTTTAAATATAATGATGAGTTAGTAACAAAAACTTTTAATTGTATTATTGCAGGAACTGGTCAATTTTATAAAATGGATATTTGTTTTTATAAAAAAGGTAAATATAGAAGAATTGTACATATTTATGATTCATTAAAGAAACTACCATTTCCAGTTAAAAAGATAGCAGAAGCTTTTGAACTACCTATTCTAAAGGGTGAAATTGACTATAAAGCAACACGTGAAGTGGGACACATCTTAACAGATGAGGAAGTAGCCTACTTACGTAATGACGTTGAGATAATGGCTCGAGCTTTAAAGATTCAAATTGATGAGGGTTTAACTCACATGACGATAGGCTCTGACGCTCTTCACTCATTTAAAAAGATATTTGGAGAAAAGAACTTTAAATCACATTTTCCAATACTTGATATAGAAGTTGATAGAGATATTAGACGTGCTTATCGTGGAGGATACACGTATACTAATAAGATATTTCAAGCTAAAGATGTAGGTGAGGGACTGGTATATGACGTTAACTCAATGTATCCGTCTGTTATGTATGATGAGGCTATGCCTTACGGAATACCTATTTACTTTGATGGTGAATATATAGATGATAGAGAATATCCTTTATATATCCAGAAGATACGAGCTGACTTGGTTTTAAAAGAGAATCACATACCTACAATACAATGTAAAACAAATATGTATTTTAATTCTACAGAATACATTGAACGTACAAATGGTATGCTTACAATGTATGTTACAAATATTGATCTAGAAGTAATAAAAGAACAATATGATATTCTAGATATTGAATATATCAATGGTTTTAAGTTTAAATCAATTAAAGGTGTTTTCTGTGAATATATTGATAAATATATGGAAATGAAGAAAAACAACACAGGTGCTAAGAGGCAACTTGCGAAGCTTATGCTAAATAATTTATATGGTAAATTCGCTTCAAACCCTAAGACACAGGCTAAAATACCATTTATTAATGAAGATGGTAATGTTGAATATAAGACAGTAACAGCAGAAGATAAAGAGCCTGTTTATACACCAGTTGGTATATTTATAACTAGTTATGCAAGAAGCCGAATTCAAAGAACTGCTCAAAGCGTGTATTTTAGATTTTGTTATTGCGATACTGATTCACTTCATATTATAAATAAAGATATCCCTAATATTGATATAGATGATAAAGAACTTGGTAAATGGGCTTTAGAGGGTGAATTCAAGCGAGCAAGATTCTTGCGTGCTAAAACATACATTGAAGAAGACTATGACGGAACACTTAATGTTAAATGTGCAGGATTACCTGATAACTTAAAAGCATTATGTACTTTTGATAACTTTAAAACTGGACTTACACTACATGGTAAGCTTCTACCTAAGAGGTATGACGGTGGTGTAATTTTGGAAGAGACTGACTTTACAATAAAGTAGTATATGTTATAATTAAGATGACGAGTTATTTAATTGATTTATAGTGATTCTAGAGGGTAACTGAACGTGTGAGCGTGCCTTTAGAATTATCAATTAGTTATTGCGTTATAATAGATTAAAATAACTTGTTATTTCATTTCACTAGGATACGCTTATGGGCGTATCTTTTAAAATTGACTAAAATTTGATATAATGATATATTATTATCAAAGGAGGATAGATGTTATATGACTTATGATGATTATAACAAGATAATTGAAGAAATTATCGCTTCACCTAGTGATGATAAGATAATGCTTGAAGGTTTTGAAAAACTTAGAAATGCTTATAAAGAACTAGATGAAAAAGTAAAGTCTGCTGTAGAAGAAGTTGAAGCTTTAAACAAGAAATATGAAGAACTACGTCAAACTAAAGTAAATGAATTCTTTAATCGTGAAGATAAAGCTGATGAAGAAGTTGTTGAAGAAAAGACTGAAGAAGTAGTCGAAGAAAAGCCAGAAGACGAAATTACAGTTGATGACTTATTTGAAGATGATATCGAAGTAGAAATTACTGATGATGATATCACAAAAGAAGATGAAGAAAAGGAGGAAGATGAATAATGGCTACAAATTTAAAAACTAATGGCACTGGTTTAAAAAATAATGTTAATGGACTAGATGTGTTAAATGCTATACGTAATGCACTTCCTAGTAATTACGCAAATAGAATTCCAGAAGCAACTCGCAATAACTTAGCTCAATATGCTAAAGCTCTAAGAGATTATCCAGTTATTATGAACAAATGGGTAAATGTTTTAGTTAATAAAATTGGACTTACAGTTATTAAAAATAAAATGTGGAATAACAAATTAGCTGAATTCCAAAGAGGTGATTTACCTGTTGGATCTACAATTGAAGAAATATTTGTTGATGTAGTTAAGGCTAAAACTTATACAGAAGAACCTGCTGCTGATAACTTAGGTGATGTATTTGCTGTTAATAAACCTGATGTTAAAGTTAGATTCCATATTGTTAATTCACAACTTGTATATCCAATTTCTATATCTAAAGTTAATATATTACAAGCATTTAACAATTTACCTGCTTTTGAAGACTTTTTATCAAAAGTATTTGAATCAGTTTATGCTAGTGCTAACTTAGATGAATATCTACAAACAAAACAATTAATTCAATTCTATGCTACAAATGATAGTATCAATAGATTCTTTGATGTTCAAGTTAGTGCTGTATCAGATGAAGCTACTGCTAAGGCTTTAGCTACTAAGATTAGAGCTTACTCTAATAAATTAGAATTCATGAGTAATAAATACAATTACGCAGGTGTTACAACTCATACACCAAAAGAAGACCAAGTATTATTAATTAATACTGATACTGAAGCTTACATGGACGTAAATGTTTTAGCTTATGCTTTTAACATGGAAAAAGCAGATCCTGCAGCTATAGTATCAAAAGTTGTTACTTTAGATGACTTCGGTGATGAAACTGACACTGCTACTCAAGCTATATTAGTAGATAGAGATTGGTTTATGATTTACTCTCAATTGTATCAAATGGAAGAACAAAATAACGCTCTACATTTATACTTCAATAGATTCTTACATATTTGGAAAGTTTACTCAACTTCTGAATTTGCTAACGCTGTTAGATTTACAACTACACCTGTAGTAAATGAAGAATCTGGAACTGGTGAATAGTGAACTATACACCACAAACTGAGGTACATTTACTATCAAATGTACCTTTTAATTTTAGCTATAACAATGTTATGGACTTTGATACAATAAATGAGCAAACAACATATTTTTTGAATAAATCTAAATTAACTTTTGAAGATTTAACACACCAAAGAGTAAACAATAACAGCATTAACTTAGAGGTTGCTTATGAAGAACTTTATGAAATTAACTACATGATGTTTCAAAATGATAGGATACCGGGAAAATGGTTTTATGCTTTTATTACAAATTATGATTTTGTATCACCTAATGTTACTAGAATAACTTATCAAATAGATGTATATCAAACATGGTTGTTTGAGATGGACTGGCAAACAACATACGTAGAAAGAGAGCACACAACTAGATTTAATAGTGATGGTACACCTGTTATTAATACTCTAGATGAGGGCTTACAGTACGGAACTGACTATGATATTTCATCATGCGTAAAGTATGAGCAAATACCTAATGTTATCTGGGCTATAATGATAGCAAAAGTGGACTTAGAGCGTATCCCATCATCAATGAATTATGGTGGCTCAACTCTAGGTAATGTACAAACACCACTTTACTTCTATACAGTACCTATTTCCTTGGACGGTGCTGATATCACACTAAACAATTGGACACCTGCTGATATTTCAAATATATTCGGTGTTTTCTCGGCTAATAGTGATTTCGTTGGAAGTATTGTAACAATGTACTATACTTCATTTATGCCTATGGTATTAACTCATACAGAATCTAATAATACTATAAATATTACAGCACTTGATGGAATTGATCATGTAACAGTTGGTGGTTTAGAAATGTTTAAGATAACAAACTCAGACTGGAACACATTAAACCCACAAATTTATTCTAATTTATTTAGTGCATTTCCAAATTATTCTGAATCTAAACTATACATGTATCCATACTCTTTAATTGAGATAACTAACTTAAAGGGTGAATCTGTTACATTAAAACCTCAAAACTTTAATTTTAGCATTGATAAAGAGTTGCGTTTAAGATTAATGTCTAGTGTATCTACTACACCAAAGACTGCAATATTTCCGGAGAATTATTTAAACTCAACTAACATACTAGGTTTTGATGATTTTACATGCGGTATTATTGATAACAATTTATCTGATATACCAATAATTGATGATTATACAGCTTCATACATGCAAGCAAACCGTAACTCTATCGCAACTACAAACAAATACGCTATGGATAACGCTTTACGTGGTGTTAGTCAAAATAATGCGAATAATCGCCTTAATAATGCAATACTAGATAAAGAGCAAAAATTCGGCGAATACGATATGTTTACTGGTGCTATGAGTAGTGCTTTTCAACTTAATGCAGGTGGAATTTTAAATTCAATTAATCGTGGTGCTAGAGAATACTCACTAAATGAGGGTAAACGTGCTAGCATGAATATGAATAATGATTTCGCTAATAAGAACTTGATGATCAATGCTGAACAGTCAATTGGACTTACTCAAGCTAAAATAAACGATATCAACAACATACCACCTAGTGTATCTAACTTAGGTAATAATGCTCTATTTGATTATGGTAATAAGATAAACGGTGTTTACGTAATAGGTAAAACTATTCGACCAGAATATCGCGAGCAATTAACAAATTACTTTAAAATGTTTGGATATAAAGTAAACAAATTAGAAATTCCTAATACAAAATCAAGAACTTACTACAATTATATAAAGACAATAGACGCTAATATTGTCGGAAATATACCTGCTAATGACTTGAGTGCTATTAAAGGTATATTTGATAAGGGTGTTACTATTTGGCACACTGACCAAATAGGCGACTACTCATTAAACAATAGCGAAGTAAATTAAAGAAAGTGAGGTGTTTATTATATGATGGATAATTACGTATTTAATGAAGATAAACTCGGTGATATTTACAAGAAGACACTTAAAGGTAAATTAGACACTACTGACTTTTTAAATGCTTATACACAGGTTGATTATTTATACAGATTAAAAGAGTATGCAATAAATTGTTTCGAGTGGTTAAATTTACCAGATACAGTTGACGCACGATTCATTGAAAATGAGTTGTTTGATAAAGGGCGTATTAACTTTTTCAAAGACGAAAATTTAGGGTACTTATGTTTACCTGTAAATGAATCTGGTCCAATTAACATATATAATGAACCTACTAAAAAACATATTTATGCTAGTGATGGTTTTAGTAGAGATAGAACTATTGCAAATAGTGTTACTATTTATAATAACTTTTTAAAGACACCTACGTTTACAACAGTTAATCTTTATAGTATAAGATTAGCTGAGGTACAACGTACAATTGATATCAACATGCTAGCTCAAAAGACGCCAGTGACTATAATATGTCCTGAAAATGAGCGACTTGCTTTTAAAAATATTTATAAACAAGTAAGCGAAAATAAACCTGTTATCTGGGGAACTAGTGAGCTAAATCTAGATAATTATAAAGTATTAAATACTCAGGCACCTTATGTTGTGGATAAACTTACTCTATACAAGCATGATTTATGGAACGAGGTAATGACTTTTCTAGGTGTAAACAATGCTAATCAGGATAAAAAAGAAAGATTAGTAGAAAGCGAAGTAGGTGCTAATGATGAACAAATCGAACAAGCTCGTTTTAATATGTTAGACGCTAGAAAACTAGCATGTAAAAAGATAAATGAAATGTTCGGACTTGAAATTGATGTTAAATTTAGAAATGATGATGTACAAAAAGCCTACGAACTAAATGAAATTTATGAGATGTTTCCTGATTTAAAAGATGAGGGCGTAGTAGAAGAGAAAGTAGGTGAGGATCTTGAGTAAATATACAATGATGATTAAAGATATTGTAAATTCTTATTATGATGGTACATCACTATCAGTTGATGATAAGTTAGAAGATACAAGAGAATATATATTTGATTTTGACTATCCTGTATTAGATGAGACAACTAAAAAGCGAATCGAAGTAGCAATTCTAAAACATTACTACTTTCGTGAAATTGCTTTTGAAACTATTGGAGAATTTAAAATTAAATTAAATGATAGACTTAATCTAATTATGGGAAGATATAATGCTATGTATCAAAAGCAAGATTTAAGCCTATCACCTTATATTAACAGCTATCTAAACGAATCTGGAGATTCTATAGCAACTAGTGGTGTAAATAATGAAAACTGGCAAACTACATCTGATACACCTAACGGTATATTAAATGATTTAAAAGAGGGTAGGTACTCAAGCTTAGCTACCTACACAACTAACGAAGATGATACTAACAACTCTAGCAATTATAGAAGAAATGTTGATAGCTTAACTGGTATGACTTACGCCGAGGCATTTAGAAATTATTATGATAATATAATTAGTTTAGATGAAGAACTAGTTAATGAATTTAGTGATTTATTTATGGTTATATGGTAAGGAGGTATATTTATGAACTATAGAGAAATTTTAATAAGATTAATGTCAATGACTACACCTTTTGTGTATGACAGTGAAGAGTCATTTCTAGAAATGTTAAGAAAATTCTACAAATATCTACATGAATTAACTGAGGCTTCAAAAGAAATGTCAGATGATATAGAAGAATTACGTACTGAGGTTAATAAATTTGAAGATGAAATTAATGAGGAAATTCAAAGAATCAATGATATTTTAGTAGAGTATGATATCAAAATAGAACGTGTTAAAAATGAATTACAAATTTATGTTAATGACCAAATCGCAAACTTACGTAATTATGTAGATAGTGAAGACGCTCTACTTAATGAACGTATCAGACAAATTGAAATTGGTAACATTAAGTTATATGATCCAACAACTGGACTTTTATCACCAATTCAAGTAGTTATTGATAACTTATACGATTTAGGTAGAAGTAATGCTCTAACTGCTACAGAGTATGACGCATTAGAGTTAAGTGCGAGCAGTTATGACACATACGAATTAACTGCACGTGACTATGACGTAAATGGTAAAACTTTACTAGTTTAAATTTCAATGTTAAAATAAAATTATGAAATAATAGGAGGTAAAATTTATATGAAATTAAATATTCAATTGTTTGCTTCAACAAACAAAACTACTAACTATGAATTACCACAATTCATAGGAACTGATAAACCTACATGGTTAGGTGATTTTAATGAAGCTATGGCTGATATTGACACAGGTATGCATGAAAATGCTAGTGATATAGCAAGCATGGAAAGTGATGTTACAAATGCTATTTCAACAGCTAGTCAGGCTTCTCAAGATGTTACTACATTAACTGGAACTGTTAATACACTATCATCTACTGTATCTAGTGTACAAACAACAGCAAATAACGCTTCACAAACAGCAAGCTCAGCACTTAATACAGCAAATACTGCTAATGGTAAAGCTGACACAAATGCTAGTGCTATTACAACAATAAATGGTGATATTGATGAATTATCAGATAAAATTGATGACTTTTCTATTTATTCAACAACTGAAAAAGTTGTAGGTGCATGGATAAACGGAAAACCTATTTATAGAAAAGTATTTACATTTACTACACCAACAGGAAATAACGATTATATTATCAGTACTAATATAGCAAATGTTGGAACTGTATTAAGTTGTACAGGTGGTATTACTGAGGCTGACGGTAATCTAACACCTATTCCAGACGCTATAGACTTTAGTGGTACAATTTATGCTACATCATTTAGAACTACTAATGGCGATATTTACTATAAAGGTAATTCTGCTTATGGTAATAAACCTGCTTTTGCAATTATAGAATATACAAAAACTACAGACTAGGTGAGTTATGATAGCACATCAAAGACTAATCGCGTCTGATGGATATGAGGTGTGTCTATTTCCGTTAGAGTATTTAAACATATCTCAAGATGAGTACGGAGGCACTTCACATCAGGGAACACTTAATATGGACTTCTTAGGTTGGGGTGCTAACGGGCGTGTATATGGGTGCGATTATTATGCACCCTGTACATGTAAATTAGTTAATTCTACACTTGATCCTGCTGCTAATATGCGTGTATGGGAAAGTGTTGATAAAGTACATTTACCAGACGGAACACTTGATTATATTTGTTTTCAATTTGGTCATGATAATAACCCACCTTACTCAACAGTTGGAACTATAGTTACTCAGGGTGAGTTAATCGGCCACACTGGTACAGCTGGATATGTTACGGGTGATCACGTACACTACAATGTTGCACGAGGAACTTACGCAGGAGGTGAACGTGTACCACCAATGAATCAATTTCAACTTAAAAATTCGATTCATATATATGACGCTAACTACGTCAATGACACTGTAATAATTAATGGATATAATCACAATTGGCGTACTTACGGTGGACCTACACCCCCACCACCAGTACCACCAACACCGTTTGGAAAAGGTGATTTTGTAGTAATGTTTAATAATATATCAAGAACAAAAAGAAAAGAGGTAAATTTATGGAGGGCTTAGTTAAATTAATAGTTGATAATGGTATAAGTATAGTATGCGTTGCTTATTTAATATACTTTCAAAGTACTACAATGAAGAAAATGCAAGAAATACTATCATTGATAGAACAAAGACTTGCTAAAATAGAAACTAAATTAGATATAGAATAATAGTGAGGTGATTTTATGACTTATCAAGAATTCAAAAATAAATATAATGGTAAATATATAGATTTTGATGGTTATTATGGTCCACAATGCTGGGACTTAGCACAATTTTATTTTAGTGAAGTGCTAAATCTACCATCTAGCATTTTATCTGGTTGTGGACAAGTTAAAAATATGTTAGTAAAACCTAAGATAGATGTTTTACGATCATATTTTAATGAAGTACCTGTTAATGCTATGTGCCCCGGTGACGTTTGTATCTGGAGTACTAATCATATCGCAATATTTGATCACTGGGACGGACGTCAAAACTGGTACTTTTCACAAAACCCTAACAGATGTCAAGTTATGGTAATTAATCAGGCTGGACTACGTGCATTTAGAAAAAAGACTGCACCAAAACCTAGCACTACAAGATATGTTAATCTACCTGCATATATTGATACATGGAGATTCTATTCACCAAATGAAGTGCCAGTCAAAGCTAATGCAAATGGTATGTTAAAACCTAAAAAATATGGCGGTCTAAGTTATGTAATTAGAGGATATAAAGACAACAATAACTGCGTTTTAATTAACACTAAAAACTTTGGACAAGTAAAGATATTTATCAAAAATACACCAGCAACAATAACTAATTCACCTAGGTACAATGTGGTTGGATAATGTATTATTCTAGAAATGATATATTATCTTATAATGGACTATTTAACTTCGTTGTAGGTGAACGTGGAACTGGTAAAACATACCAGTTTAAAGACTGGGCGATAAGTGATTTTATAAATAATAAAAATCAATTTGTTTACGTTAGAAGATATAAAACTGAGTTTAAAGATATTGATAACTTCTTTGATGATATGATTAAAAAATATCCAAATCATAAATTTGGTATTAATGGTGGTAAATTTTATATTGATGATAAAGTTGCGGGCTTTTATATTGCTCTATCAACTGCAATAACTAAAAAGTCTGTTGCATATCCTAATGTTAATAAAATAGGGTTTGATGAGTTTATTTTAGAGAAATCTACACTTCACTATTTACCAAATGAGGTTAATGCATTTTTAGGCTTATATGAAAGTATTGCACGTGATAGAGATAACGTAAGGGTTTTATTTATGGCGAACTCAGTAACTCTAATAAACCCTTACTTTTTGTTTTTTGATATTCAAGTTAATAGAAATAAAAGATTCTGGACTTTTAAAAATAATGATTTAATAGTAGAGTTGACTGACTTAGAAGAATTTAGAGAACATAAAAAACAAACTAGATTCGCAAAAATAATTGATGGAACTGATTTTTCAAAGTACTCAATTGAGGGTGAATTTGTATCTGATAACTATGAATTTGTCGAGCCTAAGAGTACCACATCATATTATATGTTTACACTTGTTTATAAGGGTGAAAATATTGGTATATGGTGTGATAGTAAAGCTGGACTAATATTTGTATCAAATAAGGTTGATTTGAATTATCCATTAAAGTACGCAATAACAACTAATGATCATAAACCTAACATGATAGTGCTTTCTAATAAATATTCACGTGATAAGATTAAAATATTAACTAAAATGTATGAATTTGGTTGTTTAAGGTATGAATCATTAAAATTAAAAAGTATTATGTTTGAAGTATTTAAAATGTTAAATATTGCCAAAATATAGATTTATGATATAATTAAGTTGTAGTTATTGTTTTATTGTTTTGGTATTGTGCGTTTTATAATATTGAACTATGTACTTTCATAGTAGCCTTTCTTATTCACAATGACTACACTTATATCCTTATTTCAATTAGTTGCATATCTAATTGAACTTAAAAAAGACTAACCCCTTAGTCTTTTTATTTTTCTCTAAATACTTCATAATAAACTATGTTATAAAGTGGATAATACTTTGTTATTAACTTTGTCTTATGTTTTACTGGATCAAATATATTTTTCTCAATAAATAGCATATTATTATCTATTCCGTATCTTACAATGTTGTCTTCACGAAAGTTGCCTGATTCAAGCACAATATTTATTACTATCACGATAGGCCTCTTTGATTTTATTTGAGTATTTTAACTTTTTTCTAAATTTATCACGCTCAAACTCACTATCGAAATACATATCAAATATTTGTAATGTTTTTAAATTTATTAATGTTAATTTGATTTTATTCATAATCTTTACCATACTTAATTAATACTGCTGATACTAATACAAATAAGATAATTGCTACTATATGAAATAAATACATAACTGGTGTAAGAACTTCACTAGCTATAAACATAATTAACCCTATCCAAATAATTCCTAAAACAACTTCTACCCACTTTTTTAAAACTAATTTCTTCATAATTATTACCTCTCTTTATTCTAATGTATCAGATTAACTTTTTAATTGCAACAAATTATTCTGATTCACTTGTCAACTGTACATCTTTTATTTCTTTGTTTTCTATTTCTAATTCAATTAAGTCTAAATCACTTAAGTCTTTTATAATATTTCTAACTTTTAACATTTCGATTTCTAAATCGACTTTTATTTTAACTTTAATTGTTACTTCTTTTGTCATTTTTCATCTCACCTTTTTCTTTTACTCTTTTTAGTTTTACTTCTTCTGTTCTATCATTAAACTGATTTAGTATATCTTTTATTTCTTTTAAATCTTCTATGTCATATTTTTTATAATCTAATTCATAATATAATTTAATTAGTAATTCATACATTCTCTTTATTACTTTCTTTTAGTTCTTTTAATTTTTGTAATGCAAGTTCTATACCATTAAAAACATCGTCATCATATCCATTAATATCAAGTTTTTCTAATCTTTCTTCTAACCATTTTTCTAATTCATTTACGATAGTCTTATAATCATCTTTTACTTCTCTTTCAGTAGTATATAAAGTCAATAATTCTTCATTTTTATTATTTAGTCTTTCTATTTCTTTTTCTAACATTT